GTCCAGAACCTTGTAAAAAAAGCTGCAGAAGCCGATGAAGAGGTGAATAAAATCAAGGCGCAGAAACCGGAAGAGGCGGAAAGCGCCATGGGCTTTTTCGGGAAATGGGGACAATATATCATACAGTCCAACATGGCAGAATCCGGGCAGTTCTATGACGCACAGGCTGCCATTAAGAAACATGATCAGGAAGCTTATGACATACTGTTGAAAAATGCCGAAAACAAACGAGACGGTTATCTGAAAAAAGCGGAGGAAGAGGTAAAAAAAGCCGCAGAAGCAGCCAAAAAAGGAAATATCGGTGGGCATACCGACCCTAAGCAGTCCGGGAAGAATCCAGAAGCGGAAGCCAAGCAACGGCTGGCCACAGAGCGCAGGCTGGCGAAGGATCTTGCCGTATTGCAGGCTGAAAACCGGAAGGAAGAGATAGACCGCATGCAAGCCGGTACCGAAAAGAAGCTGGCACAAATCGAATATGACTATAAAGCGAGAAAAGAAGAAATTAACCGGCAGGAAGCCGACTGGAAGCGTGAGAACAAGGAAGCCGGCATATCCACCGGAGATAACGGACTTACCCGGGAGCAACAG